TATGCAACTGGGGGTGGCACACTTACAAAAGTCGCGCCGACTACGTCCGGCACTACGGCATTCACAGATTTTGCAGATCTTAGCTTTACCACAGCAACGATCACTGCAATGGGTGCTTTAATATACAACAGCACCAACAGCAACAAAGCTGTAGCTGTGTTGGATTTTACATCTAACAAAACCTCAACATCCGGCACCTTTACCATTCAGTTTCCAACAGCCGATGCAAGCAACGCTATTATTCGTATAGCGTAACGGAGTAATACGGTGAGCATAGCGGGATGGGGTAGAGGCACTTGGGGCGAAGGTGCTTGGAACCAAGCCATACCCATCTCTGTCACAGGTGTTTCGGCTACAGCCTCCGCTGGTGCTGTAACACCAGCAGGAACGGTGCTTCATGTACCCACGGGTGTTTCGGCTACGGGAGCCGTAGGAAACCCAGTCTTAATAGGCACAGCCCTTTTCTCAATTACAGGTGTAGCAGGAACTTCTGCTCTTGGCGATGAACAAACTAACGCCGGAGCAAGGGTGATAGGTGTTGGTGCTGTAGCCACAGTAAGTCTGGGTGAGGAGGGCGTTAGTGGATCTTCTTTGCTTTCTGTTACAGGTGTTACAGGGACCGGGGAGACAGATACAGGAACTGTTGCCCCGATAAGATCTTTAGGAGTTTTTCCAACAGGGGTTACAGCGACAGGAAATACTGGTATAGTCCTCATTTATACAGAGATTGTAGCAGCGCAAACTCCAAATTGGGGTGTTGTAACAGGGGCTACAACGAATTGGGGCGACGTAACGCCGTCACAAACACCGTCTTGGACAGATAAGGCGGCATAGGAGTAACAGATGGCAAGCTCATTTAGTACAAATCTTGGCATAGAAAAACCAGCTACAGGTGAACTTTCTGGTAGTTGGGGTGACGTTACCAATTTTAACTTTGATATATTTGATAGAATAACTGGTGCCACAGATCTAACTGCTTCAGATCTTACAACAGATCTAACTATAAGATTAGGCTCTCCAACCTCTGGATCTAGTAATGTTCAGACCGGAATGTTTTCTGTAATTAATCTGAAAGACAGCGGTTCTGATCTTGGTGGCACAAATGTCGTAACAATCGCTCCGAACACAGCAACAAAGTTTTTTATTATTAAAAACTCTTTGTCTGGTAGTCGAGCAGCCACTATAAAACAAGGAACAGGAGCCACAGTGTCCATACCAAATGGCACATCTGACATTGTGTTCTGTGATGGTGCAGGATCAGGGGCGGCAGTCACTGGACTTGCTACATCTTTTAACGTAGGTAGTAGTGCAGAGGTCGCTGGTACAGCTACTGCTTTAGCCATAGCTTTAGGATAGGAGTTAAAAATGGCAAATGATGCTTCCGCAACAATACAGGCGACAGTTTTGCCAGACGAGATTGCTAAGACCTTTTCGGCAAGTATGACTGTCACTCCTGATGACGCCAACGATAAGTGGTATTACAAAAAGACTAGCGTCTCTAACTCAAGCACAGACTTAATCGCTGGTAATTACACAGATTACACCGCAGTTGACGATGACACGGCACCTACTGCCGTTGCTACAGGTGACAAAGTAAAGTTTTTGTTCATAAAAAACGTCGACACCAACAGCCGCAGCATTTACATAGTCTTGGACGCAGGCACCGCATCTTCTAGTGCAACTGACGGTATTACGATTGGCCCAAGTGAAGCTTTCGTAGCCAGACTGCCAAACACAACTGTAGCGGATATACACGCTATTTCATCTGCATCAACAGCCGAAGTCATAGTATGTGCTTTACTTGATGATGTAGCGTAGGAGTAGAACATGGCTAATACCTTTAAAAATAAGGTGTTCAACGGTGGAACAGCCAGTGCCAACTCAGATATGGCTGTTTACACCGTGCCAAGTTCTACCACTACCGTTGTTATTGGTCTGACTCTGGCGAACACTTCATCTTCTCAAATCACTGCTGACATAAAGCTGAACGCTGGAGATATGGTGTTTCTGGCAAAAGACATACCGATTCCTGCGGCATCTAGTTTTGAATACATGGCAGGCAACAAGATTGTCATGGAAACAGGGCATAGCTTGATTGTGCAAAGCGACACGGCAAACAGCTTGGACACTGTGGCGAGTATAATGGAGATCACCTGATGCCTTTTCTTGGTAATCCAGTAGTATCTAGTTTTCAGGCCAGACCTACAAGGCAGGAGTTTAGTGGTGATGGAAGCACTACCACGTTTACTCTTAATCAGACGGTTCGTGCAGAAGATATAGTCGTTTCCGTAGATGGGGTGGTTCAAGAGCCAACTGGATCATATACCGTACCTAACGGAACCACTCTTACGTTTGATGAAGCACCATCAAGTAACTCCGGTAACAATATCTTTGTTATGTACATGGGTGTATCCTCTGGGTCCATTTCACCTGCCGCAGAAAACAGAGGCAACTTTAAGTCTGGCGGTATCTTCCGCACAAACAATCAGACACTCAACACAGACACCACTATCCTAGCCACAGAGAACGCCAACGTAACTGGTCCGTTTACTGTGGCTTCTGGTGTTACACTTACAGTTGAGTCTGGCGGGACGTTGGTGACGCTATGAGTACATTAAAAGCAGATACCATACAAAGCACAGGCGGTGGTGCGGCTACGCTGACTAATCAACAGGCGGCGAAGGTTTGGTGCAATTGGGATAGCAGTCAAACTGCAAGAGATAGTTTCAATATAAGCACTGTTACAGATACAGCGCAGGGTAGAGCGACTTTAGCTTTTACAAACAATATGAGTAATAATGATTACGCTATTGCAAGTCATCAAAGACAAGGAACAGGTGATAGTTACCTCAAAGGTAGTTATGGTCTAGCTGAAGGCACAGATACTATTTCTACTTCTGAACTACTTATACGTCACGCTTCTGTCAACGCTAGCACTTTTACTGCCGCGTATGATGCAGATTATAACTCTACAATACTTCACGGAGACTTAGCATGAGTGAGGTAAAAACAAACAAACTCACTGGCGTAAGCACTGCTGGGTCTATTGTAGTCACAGGTGAAGGTAATAGCACAACGACTAACTTGCAGCAGGGTTTGGCAAAGGCGTGGATGAGATATGACCAAGTAACTCCTGCCGTTGGTGATAGTCTCAATAATTCAAGTGTAACAGATGTTTCAACGGGTCGCTTTACTTTTAATTATTCAAATAATTTCGGTAATGCAAACTACGCAAATAACGGTTGTGCGGGTTATCCGGGTTCTAATCAACAACCTATGAATTTAGGTTATGTTTCTGACCTCAACATAACAACATCTGCAACAGATTTGACAACTGTGTATCACGAAAGTACGGCAACAGACGCTAACAATGTGTCCACATCTACTTTAGGAGACTTAGCGTAATGGCACTAGGAAAAATCAAAGCAGATACCCTAGAACACAGCACCTCCGGCTCTGTAGACACAAAGTTCGTTGTTGAGGGTAGTGCAAAACAGTGGGCAAAATTTACTGTCGCCGCATCTTTAAGTGACAGTCTCAACACAAGCAGTATTACAGACACCGCGACAGGAAATTTTGAAGTAAACTTTTCAAGCGCAATGGGCAATGCAAACTACGCAGTCACAACTTGCACGTTCACTATCTACGGCAGAGAAACTCATTGTGATGCCTCATCAACCAGCGCATACGGTATAGGCACTTGGTACAATTTATCACGTTCTGAGGACAGCATAACTGACTGTGGAACAGCGGCACTTGGAGACTTAGCATAATGGAAACACCTGAATTTCAAGGCACACACTTGTTTGACCGTCTTTGCTGGGCAAAGGAAAACCTTGAGCCGCATCAGTCTGAGTATCGTGTGGTGTACGAAGATAGCGTTGATGAGTGCGCTAAAGTGCTTGTGCCTGACCCTAACTGGATGGCTTGTGCATTGCAGGGCGGTATCCTGCCACCTGTGCAGGTGTACTGGGAGTTAGCCAAAGATGAGGCACAGCCCGACTTTAAGAAGCACACAAGAGGATATTTGCTCCATAACACTGAGCCTGTCGAGGCGATGACAGAAGAGCAAGCAATTGAGTATTTGATTATGAAAGACTGCCCACAGCACGTTTGGCGTGAGTGGGATAGCGGAAACAAACCAAAACTGGTAATATGCCGCAAAGAACAGCTTCCAGCGACAAGAGAGTGGCGCAATGCTTGGAAGATTAGTGAAGACCTAGCCACCGATGAAACCGTAGCCGCATAGGAGAAACCTCATGGCACCAACAACATATATCGTAGATAAGGACGGTAATCAGATTGATGCTTCAACCGCTACCGTTCCATCTGACCGTCACTTCAGAGACGCATGGACTCTGAATGGAAAAGTCATTTCTGAAGACATGACTGCTGCTAAAGTTATTTTCAAGGACAAAATCCGTGAAGTACGTCAGCCGCTGTTAGAAGCAGAGGATGTCGTGTATATGAAAGCACTAGAGGCTGACGATGCTTCTGCAAAAACTGCATCTGTAGCTAAGAAGAAGGCTCTGCGTGATGCACCTGCTGCTTCTGCAATTAGCGATGCAGATACAATCGCAAAGCTAAAAGCAGCTTGGGATACATCTGTATTGGGTGACAGCCCTTACGCGTAAGGAATAGGTTATGCCCTTAACTAAAATTATTGATGGTGGAATGTCAGCAGGGGCTGTGTTGCAGGTTGTGCAAACTGTGGACACCACACAAGTATCATCCTCTGGTTATAGTAGTTTTACAGATTTAGGGGGATTGTCTGTAACAATTACTCCATCCTCTTCTTCTAATAAAATTATGCTTTTAACAACAATCGGTACTTTGGACCACTCGCAAAACACTTATCAGATGCACATGAGATACACAAGAAATGGCACAGCCATTCTCACGCAAAGCAGTGGCAGTCAAACAACGACGACACAATCTGTAAGAGGTATTTTGTCTGGCGATACTAACGGGCAAAATTGTTGCGTAATACCTTTGTTGATAGATACCCCTTCTTCTACAAGCGCACTCACTTATAAAGTGCAACTATACAACTACAATGGTAATACTTTTTACTATAACCGAACAGCTAACAATACGGATGGTGCAGGATTCAATGCTCCACAATCAACGATTACTGCGATGGAGATTGCGGGATGATTGATAAAGCATTGATGGAATTGCGACCAGATGCAAAATGGACACTAACTGGGTCTACATTGTCTGGACTAGTTTGGCACGATGACTCAAGCACTCGTCCAACTGATGCCGAAATAAATGCAAAGGTTACTGAATTGGAAGCTGCCGAACCTTTGCGTTTGTTGCGAGTAGAACGCAATCGTAAAATTGCAGAAACCGACTGGTGGGCATCTAGTGACTTGACCATGACAGATGCACAAAAAAAGTATCGTCAAGACTTACGAGATATCACTAAAACTGCAACATCCCTAGATGATGTTAAGTGGCCGGAGAA